CGGAGTTGTTGCCGGTGTAATTGGCTTCCCAGCGCGCCTTGATGCTCTCGGCGGCTTCATCACTGATCGGACCCGGTGCGGTTAGAATGCCGCCGGGATTGGAGTTGTTGCCGAAGAAGGTGACGGAATTGTTCTGAATGCGCAGCGCCTGCAGCGCCGCCAAACCGTTGGCAATGATGGCGGACTGCCCGACCAACGGATGAAACAGGCAGTTGTAGCGGTCGTGAATGATTTCACGCGCGGGCACCACAACTTCCTGTTCGATACCCGACAGGTCGTCAATCTGCAGCCGGTAGAAGACCGCGCCGCTGCCTTCTGCAACCAGTGGCTTGACCCGACAGGGATCGAGCACGTACTGCGCGATGACCACACCGCGTGTGTCGCGCTGCAAGATCACATACGTATTGCCATGGATCAGCTTACTGAGCGCCCATGACTCCTTGAACTGGATGTGATTCTGAAAATGGTTGGGCTTGCGCAGCACCGGACTGAACGCCGGGCTGGAGATCTCATCCCAGATGCTGGTGCTGCCGTCCTGCTCCACCAGCTTCTGGCGCAGCTTGGACATGTCCGATGCAATCAGTGTGATGCACGCGAACGCCGTCGACTGCGCAATGACGGTGTCGCGATCAATTAAGATGTTCTGCTGCCATGCGCCCGCATAGGGCTCCAGCACCGGGCCGAACATCCGCCACCAGCCACCGCGCCGATAGCTCTCATCGACGGTCGTCAGCTCTTTCTTGCCCGACAGGCGTGCGACCGCGTTCGATATTCCGGTTTGCAGACGAGTGATCAGCCCCTTCCGCTCGGGCAGGGGCTT